AAAACAATTTTAAAATTTTCATATATCTAATTTTAAAACTTAAAGGAAAAACAAAATCTTAATAAAACCTGTTTTTGACTCAAGACATATCTCTCCCAAATTCCAATACTCTGAACCTATCTAACCAAAATTCATAGCGTGGAACAGTCAAATTTATGCCTTTCATCCGAAAGCAATCTTGAGTGAATCTTTTATACCTTTCATAAAATTCTCTTCCTTTTAGAAATGCAAACCATGAAGCATTATCCACATTCTGAGCAAACTCAGCTGTGCTTCTTTGCCAAGCCAATAACGACCAAATGGTCTTTTCATCAATATCAGGCCTATACCTGTCATCCTCTGGATGGAACCTTCTCTTGAGGAAAATCAGCTCAGACACATTTTTGATCTCAGGAATTCCCTTATCTGAAGAAGTTGCTGTCATACAAATCTCTTTAAATTTACTAACAACCTTCTCTCCAATGTTCACTAGAATTTCCTTCTTTATATCTCTTCTAAAAATAACCAGAACATCATCACCATAACAAATTATTTTTACCAATTCATGAACAAAGCTGGGAGGCTTGCCCAAAATAGAGGAAAACACAAATGTCAAATTAACATTATTAACGATAGAATTCAGTAGACTAGTGCAAGGTGTTCCTGAAGGCATACATCCACAAACTGTGTAAACTATATTCAAAATTTGGTGTCTTGAATAACAGATTGCCTTAAATAGGGCCTGATTTTGGAGATCTGAAAGACCCGAGATACTTGAAAGGATGGCGCATGCCGAGTAGATCATAAAGGGACTCAAGCTAGCATCGAATGCGGAAAAATCTAGATCAAGACCATAATCTCCAAACTCTACCATTGCTTTAAAAAGGGAGTCCCAATCACTATCAGGGTCCATGCCAACGGCCACACCAGTATGAAAACCAGGGTTCATTTGAAAGTAAGAAATTGCTGGACCCCATAACATTCTACATATTATTGTAAAGTCTAATGGACAGGCTTCTATAGCTCGGGTCTTTGACTCAAGTACTTTTGAAAGTGGTCTCAACTCATCTTTAGGACACGTCATATAAGTTATGTCAATGTCATTACCATTATCAATACAAGCTAAATTCATATCAATTCTTGATTTCAGAAAAGGATGAATACCAATAAGATTGCCCACATCATCTAAATAAATCAACATCTCCTTGTCTAGGTTGTGAAGAGTATATGGCAGACCAGCTGAGGTTCTCATATTAATGGCATCAATGCCGGGGACACCTTCAATGGCTTCCTTTACTGTGAGGGGTTCATCAACAATATGGTCCAAACCTTGAATCTTTTCCATATATGCTTCAGCGGCTTGATCATATCCAGGAGGTTGTTCACACCAAGGAACGTCATATTTTGAAAGCATAATTTGCACTGGATCTATTTCATTCTTTTTCTGAAAAGGCATTGCAGCCGGGAAATTTATCTTGTCCTGAGGAATTAATTCATGTATGGGACTTTTTTGTAAAAGCGTTTTAGTCCCAATATTTACACTGCATTGTGAGAATTCCACCTTAACAATCCTTTGAGCTTGTTCAATCTTTGCATCTATGACTTCAAACATCTCTTTAAAAATGGCTTTTGAAACCATATTGCCATGGCCACCTGCAACATGGATCCCCACTATTGGGTTTTGCAACTTCTGATTCGATGACACCAAGGCTCCACCACACATACCTGACACTGAAGCCCCCTTACCTCTAAAAGCTGACCCAATTGTTAAATCTTTCATAGACCCATCTTTGTCACGGTGTGTATATGTGACATGTTCTTCATACTTTAAAGGGCCCTCTGAAATCATTTGGAAAATACCACTGTTAAGAGTTACTAGTGTTGCTAATCTCTTTTCAACATTCTGTATGTCCTTTCTTGACATAAAGTGAGATGTAATGTCCCTAAACTTTGGAATTTGGGGAACCTTCATCAGCACCACATCTTGAAAGCCTGTATCCAAAGTATGAATTTGAACATTTCCAGTTGAAGTTGAATAATAGGTACCATTACGTTCAAAATAGAATTCCTTGGAGGCAAGGTCTTCTTCAAAGATGTAAGCATGACTAGGTACAAGCATCCATTCATCACGCACACCTAGAGCATTCATAACCCAGTTAACACATCCACCTTTCTCACCAATTCCAAACCTAACAAGGTTCTTATGTATCAGACCAGAAATTTCAACCACAGATTGTGAATCCACTGGTATAGCATCCAATTTCACCACATTTTTGGGTTTTGTGACTCCATGGTAAACACCAGTAGTTTCCAAGCTTTCTTCTTCTTTTTCCTTGGAAATTTTACTTTTAATATATTTATATCCACCGTAAATGGCACCCGCAGCCACAAAGAATCCAATAACTCCACCTAAAATTAATAATTTGTTTTCTCTCAATGATTTAAATAAGCCTGTAAGCCTAGCTTTTGTTTTCAATTTAAGATCATTCAATTTTAGGGCTTCCTTAAAATCTTCATACAATGTATCTCTTATTTCAGAAAATCCCTGGCTCCACAGATCCATGAATTCATCCATGTTTTGTTGTCTGCATTTGACTTGTTCAACCATGGCAGAGACCAGAGAGTCCAAAGTGGTACTGGACCCATTCATTTTAAGGTCAACACACCTCATGTCTTTAATGGCCCCATCTTTCTTAGCCAAATTAACATTCAACATTGTATTTAAAGAGTAATATTGAGTGGGAGAAACTTCAACTTTAAAAAACAGTCTCCTAGAAATGGCTTCTTTGACATAAACAGTTTTGGGCGATGGATCCGGTTGATTTGATGTACATATTATAAAAGGAGAGGAGAAATGCTTTCCTTTCTCCTCCAAGGAGGCCATATTAAGCCTCAGAGGGCACCCTGAAACCAATTGACAGAAGTCAGCCCAATCTTCATCATCTGTACATTGTCCTATATCATCCATAATACATACTAATTGTTGTGAGTAACCATCCCAAAAATCAGAAGAAACTGGTTTCGTATATATATTTTTCTTTGGATCTACACCATACATTTTACAGATTTTAGTAGCCAAAGCCAATGAACACAAAGATTTACCTCCACCCCTGTTTCCATACATGTAACACACAATTGGCTCTGCTCTTGTTATGACATTCTGATTAATTGAACCCAAGGATCTAATTTTTTGGTGCACCCTATTTATAGAATCTCTTATAGGCATAGAATGTTTTCTTAGAGATTCATCTTCATTCAAAAATGAGGTAACTGTACGCAATGATCGCAAAAGCTCAGTACCTTTAATGAATTCGGATTCTTTCTCTACATCCTGGATATATTTAGTGCAGAAGGCATCACATTCCTCCAATACTGATTCAATCTCCTCTTCATGATCCCTAATAAGCTTCAATCTTTGGGCAGTCTTCCCACAATACTTATCATATTGTTCTTGTATTTTCTTAACCAACCACAGGGTCAGATCTTTTAAGGATTTAAATACAGTTATGCCAGCAGTTACGTCTCTCAACCATCCAAGGGATTCGGACTTCAAATTCAACAGCCTGGTCTCAACTTCTGCATTAAAACATTCATTCATGAGGTTTGACAAAATCTCAAACAAGTTCATCCCCTCAATTACATTTTCAAGACCTAGCATTGCAACAATAGGCCACACCACTTCAGGTTTCCATTGAGCCTTGTGACACACATATGTATACATACATATCTTCACAATTTTCAAAACCAGCTTAAACCATTGGACATATTGATTTTTACAGAAACCATAAGCAAATGCTTTCATTGAACTCTTGATCTCTTCCAAAAATTTCCTACATTCACTAATTAGTTCGCTGGCTTCACTTGACACTTTAGTCACGCCGGTCTCACGGGCGATTTTCCGAATTGTTGAATTTTGGGTTGGTATAAGACTATTGAATAAAATTTCAATCTCGGCCAAGTCTAATTTGGAAAAAATAGGCTCTTTTTTAACTTGATCAAAGAAGTCTGAATTCTGAATTGCACAATAGGGAAATCGAGCATTTAGCCAATCAGGAATATTAACCATCCTCTGCAACACTGCCACCAAACTTGGAAGACTTTGAACCTCCTCCCATCCTTCAATGTTCTCCAAACAAAAAGTGCCACTCTTAATCTTAACATTTTTCTCGATCCATGAGGGGGTCGTAAAGCGACACACCTTACCTTTAAACCCAAAGCCTCTAAAAGTGTAATTACCTATGTCTTTTTCATATATAGCAAAATCAACCACCAAATTTCCCTGTGAAAATAGCCCATTCTTCAGTTCTTCCTGAGCATATTTGAGACGTTGTTCACCCACTTTCATTCTAAGACTTCTGTAAGGAAACTTATTCCTAGGAATCTTCTCCAAGGGCAGAATTTCATTTGATAGCTCTTCTTCAAACTTCTTTTCTTCATCGGTCTTAAAATCATCCACACTAGATTCAACATGTTCAGATAAATCTCTCCTTACCCGAGAAGATTCTGCCATTGCATTGTTATTAAGAGGAGCCCTCGGAAACATAAACTGGGATTGCTCTGTCACTGAGAGATACAATGAAAAGGAGAGATACTCATCAGAATGATTGTAATTTGAGATCTGTACAGAAATTGAGCCAAAAGTAGAATCAGACGTATCTCCAACTCCATCCAGGGCTCCTGAAATTGCATACAGGTATGAATACCAGGGCAGTCTCATCTGGATGTTTCCAGTGCGTCTAGTATTAAACCGGACGGCACCAAGACTAGTTCTATAATCAATTGATAACTTAGAGGCAGCTTCAACCCAAGGGGTGTCTTGGGCAAGACCCATCGGTGTGAACCATATCATGCCATCAACATCAGTAGCACCGGTAACAACAATTGTCAAATCAAGTGGGCCTCTATATAAATGGAAAAGATTGAAGAACCATCTTAAAGTTGAGGGAAGTCCATGCGGGGGATTACTTGTTGAAGAAATACTAATGGGAAAAGTATACTGCATATTATTTGAATTGAATGTGAATGTGCCCAAAAAATGCGATCTACCCATAAATTTATAAATGTCCATATGATCTGAAGTGTGTCTGGAGATCCCTGGTTTTCTTTCTGGAAATGTCTCTGGCACTTTCTTAGCAAGAACTGGATCCTCTATTACAGTCACCACTCCAGCAGGCACCTTCCCTGCGGCAAGATCTAATTTACCCTGATTTGCCTTGCCTTTCAGTTCTTTAGGGCTTGTAATACCACCACAAGGATCGGGTTGATTTTGGATTGCCTCTGGGGTTGAACTAAATGACTCCTCATCACCGGCCTGAGCAGCCGCATCCATGACATGGTATACAGGTCCAAAGAGTTCCAAATTCACTGCTGAAATATATACATTAAAATAGACGTGTGAAGCAACATTGTTGGGGTGACTTAATCTATTGTATACAAACACAATTAATTTGCCTGTGGCAGTATATTCCCCTTTTACATGAGCAGACTTTGTGTATCGGTTCACTCTATACGGGGTGTCACAAATCCATGGAACTCTAAACCTCAATGTTGAGTTAACACCTGTTATATCCATAACAGCACAGGGACCTGTTGTTGCCTGTTTCAAAGTAATTTTTGACACGTCCATGTTCTCATTGCCAGGCACAAAACATATCAATATCCTACCTGAATGATACTTTGTGGGAAAGGCTTGGAAATCGAAAACCAAATCGCCCCTCCAATAACAATACATCTGGGCAATAGAGGCAAGAGAAGTCACACATTTTTGTTCTGGGGATGAATTCACCATCTGATAGTAGAAAGGATCCACTGGAATGACTTTGATTTGGGCCCCAACTGTGGAAGAAGCATTAAATGGAAACTGTGTGGCCAAAGTAGGGATTGAAGTCCAAGTTGTAAAATTTGTTATCTCCAATCCTCCAGCTTCTGAAGAATCTTTACGCCAATCTTCTTGATCCAGAGCCAATGATATTTTGGCTCTAGCATCTTCATAATTTGACAAATTCACCACATTTTCAGTTGTTGAAATTCGAAATTCATTCCTCATCATCTGGGTCATGATAGGTGTTAGTCCATGTAATTCAAGATCCACCATACGAGCCAATATGTTTACTGTTGTGTATGGTGTTGTTCCAGTCCCAATGTATAATCTGTTCCAGACTCTAACAGTAAGTTCCCATATAGGGTATTGGGGCTCTCTGAAATTATAAGCGCCCCTGGTGTACACAAATGGCACTTTAATCCTAATGACATTATTGATGTTACAGTTCAGTAAACCATGAGGATAAACTGTAAGGCATGCTAATGATCCATAGCCTTGATCAGCGGGGACCATTGCACAGATCAGTCCACCCTGCTGGAAAGTAGTTGGATTGATTTGGACCTGAATCTCAATACCAAACCTCCCATAGGTGTGGTACCTAAGCAGACCATCAACAGCAAATTGTTGGTCATATAGTAATTTGACAACATCCAATTTTGCCACTTCATGAAATAAAGCATCAGTTGTTTGCCATTCTGCTGTATGAATTAGGAAAAACTTTTCCCCTTGTGTTCTCTTTGAACCTGGCAAGTCAACAGAGGTCAACAAGGGCTCTCTTTGATGTCTACCGGCCACAGAGGAGTGAACACTAGATTGATCAACTGAAGTGAAGTATGAAGCCCCAGCCACAGACACCCTGTCAGGATGCTCCATGACCTGTTCTTCTTCAATATCAGCCAAGGTCAGTATACGATCCAGAGAAGAACCCACAGTCTGTAACAACCCTTGTTTGTCAGTCATCATTGTTTTTATTGAATGTGGAAAAACCTAAATGCACCTGAACTACCCCTCCAACCCTTACGGGGAGAGTCTCCTAGCTCCCACCTGAAATGAAGATGGCCCTAGCACACTACGCCACAAGGCATGCTGCTGGTGAGACCTGTTCCACAGGCGTTGAAGGCTTTTTGTCGTGAAACTCAGCCTTATCCGCCAACATTAGCCTACCAGATATATCTCTCAATATGAGTATTAATATGGAGGGTTTCACCCGTAGCCTACCCTCCCAGCAAGATCAATGTGGTTTCATGTGTTCAGTTAATACCACCCCCATTCAAAGAGGGCATTCAGAGATCGTGGCTTTTAGCAACTACAGCCCACAGCTAATCTGTGGGTTAACCCCGACGTGCGCATCGGTCGTTCCATTGGCACCACGAGAGCCCGGAATCGAGATGATAGTGCAGGAGAAAAAGAGCCCTCAAGTGTCTGGACTCTAGAGAAATTCTGAGAGTAAAATGAGTGCTCTTAAAGAGAGACACATTCAAGAAACCTGAACCTGCAGGAATTGATATTTACATATAAAGGGTACTATAGGGAATTTAGCCTAAACTCTAGGCAAACGAGGGTGGGGTAATTTACAACCCCCCACCAAGGTTGTCCAAAGAGGGGTCCGGGAAAAAC